ACGAGCACCAGGTAAATGTTTATCATAGTTTTTAAATACATCATTTAATGTTTCTCCTATTTCTGGAAAGTTTGGGCTAAACCAAGAACTTTCTTTAAGCAAAAACTGATTTGCTACTGAAGGATGTACTGGTGTTAATGTTCCATTAATTAAAGTAGTATATTGTTTATTTAAAAAATCAATATGTCCACTCCAATTTGTTGCTATAATTGGTTTTTTAACTAAACTAAATTCAAGTAACGGACGACCAAAACCTTCACCTTTAGTTAATGAGATCATGGCTTTTACTTTTGGGTGATTATATAATTCATTAATTTCTGAATCTGAAAAATCACCATGTAGTAAATAAATGTTAGGTAATAATTTAGAATTTACTGTATTTTTAATTGCGTTAATCATTTTTAAGATATTTTCTCTATCCATATATGAATTAACAGCACTTGAGGTTTTAAGAATTAAAGCAGGCATATTTGTACTTGATTTATTCTTAAATGTTTCAAAAAATGCTTTAATTAATAATCCTACATTTTTTCTATCTTCACCTATTGGTGCTTGAATGTTTATCCAATGGCCTACAAATAAATAACAAAATGATTCTTTAATATTTTTTAAATCAATATTAGTAATATCTTTTGCTTCAAGTATTTTATAAGTATCTAAATCAGCTCCTTCAAATACTACTTCCATTGGTTTTTCTAATTGAACCATTCCTATTATTCTTCCAGATTGATCTTTTTTCTCAAATTTAGAATCTTTAAATACTTGTTTAGAATGTTGAGATGAAACCCAAGTTGTATTCATTCTATTTACTCCTTCAATCCATTCTGGAGGGCAAATTGTTGATTCAATTCCTGCTGTAACTCCAATATTGTATTTTCCTACTGCTTGAAATTCATTAGGTACTGTTATCTGCATCCAAATATCAGGTTGGGTATTTATTTGAGATGGATCTACCATATATTGTTTTAGAAATACCCATTCAGGATTATTATTAATAAAATCCCAACTACAGTCACCCCAACGTTGAGGTAGAATTTTTATATTCCATTCATCTTTTTTTAATTCAATAGTAGCTTTAACTAAATCTCGAGAACGAGCTCCATAACCACTATAAGTGTCAATAGGACAACTTATTACACATAACGATTTGTTCATTGTTTTATTTTTAGTAAGTTAATTTATGTTTTCTTGTTGTATCAGGTTGATACTGTGTAGCGTTAATTAATTCATATTTTTCTCTTGGTTTCCAAGTTTTAAACAATTCGTCTATAAATTCAATAAAACGTTTTGCTTGATGTTGACTTGTAAAACCAGCCTCATCACTTGTTGCCCATTCTCTACCTTTTAAACCAATTTGTGTTCTGATTTCAGCGGGCATATAATATATAGCAGCAATTTTTTCAGCAGCCTCTTCTGGGTTAACTCTATCTGAACTGATATAAGGAGTTTGAGGAGATCCTTGAATTGAAATATTAGATGGATAAACTGGAAGTGCCCACGGACCATGTTTTTTATAAGTACCTCTATGGTTTGATGGAAAATCAATATTAAAATCAATCCATTCTCCTTTTTCATTTTCAAAACGCATTTGATCTTGCATTCCACCTTGACAATTTGCTACAATAGGTTTTCCCGCTAATAATGCTTCTGTTAAACTTAATCCCCATCCTTCATTATCTGTTAATAAAATTTGATGATCAGAGCAATTATATAACCAATTCATTTGTTCTACTCCTACTCCTTGGTGATGAAAAACAATTGAATTTGGATAATCAGCTAATAGATATTCTTTTACAGCATGTAAATCAGTTCCATGTTCACTTATTAATTCAGTATGAAGTAATAAACAACATTTGTCTGCTTCTTCTTTTGTTAATTTATCTAAAAACATTCTAAATGCTAGAATAGTATCTGGAATTTGTTTACGACGAATGTTTCTTGAATTAAAAAATGTTACAAAATTATATTCTTTACCTCCAAACAATTGTTTTTTGAATTCTTTAAATTCCTTATACTTTGAATACTCAGGTGTAATAGGAAAATAATTATTTGGATCCAAACCATGAGGAAGATACTTAATAATTTTATTTTTTGCTTTATCACCCAAAACTACTTCATTAATATTTTTAGTTTGTTTAGAAATAGCTAATAATGCATCACATGACTCATAAAATTCTTTATTCCACAGTGGATAAGGAAATGGTGAATCCCAAATATTTAAATAAATAATAGGCATTTTCTTCCTAATTTCATTTTCAATATTAAATAACCAAGTAAAATATCTTGGATCAGTAATTAACATTATCGCATCTGGTTTTTCTAATTGAATTAAGGTACGAATAAATGAAGTATCTCCATAACCATCAATTGGATATAAAAATACACTTGCGTCTTCTATACCTGCTAATTTACCTGTTTCCGCTGAAACATCAAATCGTTTTCCTTTATCTGGATGTGTTATAGCTCCTGCTATATTTACCCAGTTAAAATGTTGAGCGGTGTGGACTACTATTTCTCTAGCTATTGTAGAAACGCCTGAATAGGCTCTAATATCATCACAAATTAATAAGATTTTTTTCCTCTCCTTTTGAGGAACATAAGCAAAACTTTCTTTCATAAGAACTTTTTTAGTCGTTTATTTTTAATTGATTGTTGGTGATTTGTTTTCTAAAATTTTCGTCCTTAAGATATAAATCCATTGCTTGATTTACAAGCTTATTTAATGAAAATTTTCTCTTAACGCACTCTATTTTGAAATTGTCAAATAAATCACAATTTACTTTGACTGATGTTAACTGTGTGTTGTTTTCTTCCATAACGTTAATATTAAATGTATATATATAAATATGTATACTTATTTTAAAATCGCCTTATCACACAAACTCTTTTTATAAGGACAATAGACACAGTTATGTTTTGCCGGAATGGCTTGAAAATCTGTTGATTTGTATGAACCATCTAAATTAAATACTTCATCTATAAAAGTATCTAAAGCGGTTTTTGCTTTTTTTACTTTAGTTTTACCATTAGCAGGAACAAATAATTGTACTCGTTTTTGAGGAAATTCACTTTCTTCCCATATTTTACGTTTTACAATAAAGAATTCAACATCAATATTTTCAATTGGCACTCCAAATTGTTCATGAAAAAACTGTTTATAAAGCAATATTTGAAATTGTTTAATTTCATCTTTTTTCTCTTTATCCCCCCACCCACGAGTACTCGTTTTTATATCGTATATAACGAATTTATTTGTTTCCTCATGATACATTACTAAATCGATAAATCCATTAAATAAAACGTTGTTATGCGTTTTATTAGGCGCTATAACAATTGGAATCTCAATTCCTACTAGATGCCATCCTTTAATAGTAAAATACTCTCCTCGTTTCTTTTTAATAAAATCTAAAATAGCTAACCCATCATCATAAAACTCTCTCATTTCCTCTGAATTACTAAAATGGATATTTTTATTATCTTTATATCCTTTAGTGTAGTTATCTCTAAATCTATCTTCAAAGTATTCTTCTATATTTATTTCATCTGCTTTTACTCCACTTTCAGTATACATTACATGTAAGTAGTTCTGTAGTGTTTCATGGACAGCAGTTCCAAAAGTCATATTAATAGAGAAACTAGGTATTTTATGTCCATCTCTATATTGTAATGACCATTTTTTAGGACAAGATAAGTACATTGATAACTGTGAAAAAGATATAGTTTTTTGGAAAGCAAAATCAACAACTACAGGTTTATAATCTTGTATTTGTTTAATTATAGGTAAAATTTTATCTTTAGCCATTATTTTTTCCAAAGACCTTTTTCTACTAATTGAGCTATAATGCCGTAATTAGTAATATCTTGATATGTATCAATTAATGATTCATTTTTAGCTGTTTGTTTAGTAATGATAAGATTTTTCCATCTGTTTACTTTATCTGATAGGCGATACCAAAGTCCAGTTAAAGCAAAGTCTTTTTCTTCATCGTTAGCTAATTGAGTACCAGCTGCAATGTTTGACATTCCGTAATCTAAATGTTTCTTTGCAAATAAAGTATACTGTTCTTTTATTATTTGTTTATATCCTTGGGCAATTGTAGGATATTCTTTTTCTAACTGTTCAATAACAGATATTTCTTCTTTAGCCATTTTTAATTAGTTTTTTAATTTCTTTTTCATCAATACCTTGTTTAACTAAAATATCTTCTACAAAATCTTTACCTGTTAATACAATATATTCTTCTGCTTCTACTATTGAACATTCAAAATGCTCAGAAATATATTTTGATAATTCAGGTAAAACCGCTTTTTTATTTGTTGATTTTATAAAAGGAGAAAATGTATTTTTTGATTGGGGGATCATCCAACAATATACTTCATATATTTTCCTATTATCTTTGATATTTAAACCTTGAACATAATTTACAATTTCAACATATTTTGAATTCATGCTTAAAAATTTATTAATCATGTATCCATTAAATACTTTTTGTTGTTCTGGTGTAAATGATTCCCAAGATTGTTTTGTATCAATTATTGCTTTTACAAAATCAAATATAGAAAACGTTTTAGGTTTAGATACTTTTATTGTACTCTTCATATTCTGCTCTTAATTCTTTAGGCATTAATTCAATTAAAATTTTACCTGTTTTAGTATCGATAAATACTGGGATTGGGATAACTGCATCTTCACTTGTGCCTGTTAAAAATTTACTCATTTTTCTTAAAATTACAGCTTCTTGAAATACTTGATTTCCTTCTTCTGATTTGATTGGGGTAGACTGTTTAATGTCTACATTCATTTTTGCTCCTTGTTCTTGCATTTTTATATGATTTTTTTAGTTGATACTGTTTCTAATATTTTAGCTATACAAGCCATAATATTAATTTCTTTGTCTATTCTAAATGTTGCGTGGTACATATACTCTTCTAAATAACATATAATTATACCTTCATTTCCGTTAGCATACTCATTTAATTTATCGTATAAAAACACATACATCGATTCAAAATCATCTGTTTCAGCATTAGCAATAAGTTGTCTAATAGCATTAAACGATTTTATAGACGGTTTTTTTAATTCATCTAGTATTTTACTTTGATAGTTATTATCACTACCTACTGATTTATCTAATGTTATAACTCCATCAACAGTATATTTCTGACAGTTATTTATTACTTTACGAAAATCAGGATAAAATTTGTTTACAATAGTAACTATATCTTCTATTGTGTGTTCAATATTTTCTTTATTTAAAATATTATCAATATATTGAGCTACAACTTTTTTAGATGGTGGTTGTAGATCAAATTCTTGACATCTACTTCTTAATGGATCAATTAATCGTTCTGGATAGTTTCCTGTTAAAATAAAGCGAGTAGTTAAACTATATGTTTCCATCATGTTTAACAATATAACTTGTGATGCTTGAAGTAAATGAGTTGCTTCATCTAAAATCACTACTTTAAGTGGTTTAAATGATCCAGCAGCAGCAAATGCTCCTACTTTATCTCTCATTATTTCTATTGAACGTTCATCAGTTGCATTAATATATAAGTAATCACAATCTATATTTTTAACTAATATTTTAGCGATTGTTGTTTTACCTGCACCTGGTTTACCTGCGAATAAAAGATGAGGAATATCTTGTTTAGAGATAAATTCCTCAAATTTAGTTTTAATATCCTCTTTACAAATGTAACCTTCTAAAGTATCAGGACGATATTTTTCATTTAGTATTGTGTGTAACCTTTTTGACATAACTTTTATTTTAATTAAATATATAAAACTTTTTTAAAAAAGCCAAATTTAATAATCTCCATAAATATTGAATTTTTTAGGTGGTTCAGGAGTAATTTCTTCAGTTGATATCATATATAATTCACCTTTTAATGGTGAAAGTCTAAAATCACATCCTATTCCTGACTTTTTAAAATATGCTTCTAATGTTTCAGTTAATGAATTATAAACTTTATCTTCATTAAGTAACGAATAGCGGTCCCCGGGTGGGACACGCTTCGCTATCAATACATTTTTTTCTACTTGTTCCATATTACATCATACCAGCCATTCCAGCCATTGGATCGCTTTGGTTTTTATCTAAATTTATTTCAACAATTGCTGCTTCAGTTAATAATACTGTACCTGCTACTGATGATGCATTTTCTAATGCGTTACGAGTAACTTTAGATGGATCAATAATACCTGCTTCTGCCATATTTACAAATGTTTCTGTTTTTAAATTATAACCTGTAAAGTTATTTTCTAAACCCATTTGATTAATTAGTCCGTAACATTCTCCTTCTGTGTATCCAGCATTAGTTAAGATTTTCATAAACGGAGCAGCACATGCTTTGTAAACAATATTTTTACCAATATAAACATCAGAATCTAATTCTGCTCTATTTTTAGTAATGGCTTCACGAGCATATAGTAATGCTGATCCTCCACCCGGTACAATACCTTCTTCAATTGCTGCTTTTGTGGCATGTAAAGCATCATCAACTCTATCTTTGGTTTCTTTCATTTCTAATTCTGAATTTCCGCCTACGTGAATAATTGCTATTCCACCTACAAATTTTGCTAAACGTTCTTGTAGTTTTTCTTTTTCAAACGCTACAGTTGATTTTTCAATTTGGTTTTGTAATTCATCAATACGTTCTTCAATTTTTTCAGTTTTACCTTTACCATCAACAAGTGTTGTTTGGTCTTTAGATATTGTAACTAAACGAGCATTTCCAAACCAATCCCAAGAAAATTTATCTAGTTTCATTCCTTTTTCAGAACTAAATACTTGACCACCAGTTAATACAGCAATATCTTCTAAAATTAATTTACGACGATCTCCAAAATCCGGAGCTTTTACTGCTGCTACTTTTAAAGTACCTCTCATTTTATTTACCACTAATGTTGATAAAGCCTCGTTATCAATATCTTCAGCAATAATCAATAATGATTTACCTGATGATGAAACACCTTCTAGAATTGGTAACAAATCTTTTACTTGTGTAAATTTCCTATCTGCAATTAGAATATATGGATCTTCTAAAGTACAAGTCATATCCGCATTGTTTGTAACAAAATAATGTGATTTATAACCACGATCAAATTGCATACCTTCTACTGTTTCTAAGTATGTGTCTCCAGATTTACTTTCTTCAATATGAACTACTCCTTCACGTCCTACTTTTTCTATTGCTGTAGCAATTAATTTTCCAATTTCAGGATCATTATTTGATGAAATAGTTGCAATTTGTTCTAATTGAGTTTCTGATGTGATATCTTTAGATATTTCTTTACGTAAACAAGTTATTACTTCTTTTACTGCTAAATCAATTCCCCTTTTAATTTCAACTGCATTTGCTCCTTTATCTAAATAACTTAGACCTTCATTAATAATACTTTGAGCTAACAAAGTAGAAGTAGTTGTACCATCACCTGCATTGTTTGCAGTTTTAATAGATGCTTGTTTAATCATCTGTACTCCTAATTCTTCAATTGGATCTTCTAAATTAGAGATTTGTTTAGCAACTGTAACTCCATCTTTGGTGCTTCTTACTTCACCATATTCTGTGTAAATAACATTTCGTCCATTTGGACCTAAAGTAGAAGTAACAGCGTTTGCTACTCTGTTAATACCCTTGACTAATTTTTTTCGGGCGTCGGACCCTGATTCTACAACTTTATTCATTTGTTTTGATTTTAATCGTTAATAATTGCTAATACTTGGTTTTCATTACATCCAAGATATTCTACTCCTTCACTCTCAATCTTAACAGGACCCATTGGAGGCAAAATTACTTTTTGTCCTACTTTAAGTGTGGTTGGGATGAATGCACCCGTTACAGTATAAGAACCTTCACCAACAGATACAATAGTACCTGATAGATGCTTTTCTTTTCCTAAATCGGGAACTACGATTGAACCATAAGTTGTTTCCTCTTCTTCATGAGGTTTAACAATAATGCTGTTAAATACAGCTTGTAACTTTATTTTTTCCATGACTTTTATTTAGTATAAATATATTAACTTTCAACTAGCTCTCCAAGCTTAATATCATCTTCTTCAATAGTTTGGGCTTCATCTACTTTTTGCAAAAAATAAAACAAACCATCTTTTTTAAGAACGGTATCGGCGTTTAGATGTTCTTTCCAATCATCAATAATTGGGCGTGAATTTTCTTTAATTATTCTTTTAAGAATATATAGACTTTGATTGTAGTCTATAAATGTGATGGGAATTGTAAACATTATATATCTTTTTTAACAATATAATAAATTGATTTTATATTATCGGTTTCGAACTCTAATTTCATTAATCCTTCTAAATTAATACTCATCTTAGCTTTAGTTGCTTCTTTATTTACATTTAATATTTCTTTAATTAAATCAGAACTAAATCCTAATGTAAATTGAGATGGTAAATCTTTTTGTACAAAATTAGATATAAAATAAGATATTTTATTCGCATACTCTATATCACCACCAAACATTAATTCTAGTTGAAATTCACCATCTAAACTTAAAGTTGGAGTTAATATAACTGTAGTACTTTCAGGTAATGCAGATTTTGCTTTTATTAAAGCACTTATAATTTCAGTATTTAATTCTGTTTCTAAATTATACTCGTCAGGACCTGTATAATTACCTGATTTAGGTATAGTTAATATATCTGCTAAAGTATAATTAATAGTAAATTGATTGTCTGAAATTATTAGTTTGGAGAATATTTTACCATTTTGGATATAATTTAACATTACATCTCCTCCTGTAGTACTAATTAATTTAAGTAATTGTGTTGTGTTACTTATTCCTACTGTTGAATCAGGTAATTCAAATTTATTATGAGTTACTTCCCCAATCATTTCTTTTGTTGGTGAAGTAAATTTAATGGTTATAGATTTATCTTTGATATCCCATTTTACTGCTTCATTAATACCATTTAAATAGTATTTGTTTATAACTGATTGTAGTTCTATTTTTGAAATCATAACTTTTATTTTTTAAATATATAAAAAAGAGCTTGGTTTTCCAAGCTCTTATTTTAATCTTTTCTACTTCCAGGAGGATAAATTGCATTTGAAAGTTTTTCTGCATCTTGTTGTGTCATAGGTCCAATACCCTCTTTTTTATTATTATCCCATTTACCAACTTGCGAAAAAGTATCCCAACAAAGACTTAAATCTCCATTTTTATAACAACCAACATTCCTATTATTACCAGTACCACTAATACCACCAATTACAGCATATCCTAAATCTGAATTGTAAATCCAACCATATTTTAATACAACAGGATATACATTTCCAGTCCTTTTATATTCAGCTTTAAATTCATTCATTAATTCATCCCAAGATATCTCACCAGTTACTTTAGGTCTCCTATTACCTTTTTCATTTGTTATAATTGTAACTAAATCAACCATTTTAGAACTGTAGTATTTGTCTATATCTTTAGTACAAACATCAATCCATGTATTAAAATCAGTAAATTTATTATCATATCTTGAATTTTCAGTGAGAATTTCTATCCCCGCTAGTTTTTGCATTCTTTTGAATTCTTCAGATATAGTTTGTTTTTTCATGTTATTTTATTATAAATATATATATTTTAATTAAATACAAAGAATTTTTTAACATTTGGATTAAGAGTTGGAAAATCCCATTTTAAATCACTATATAATGATTTTAATTTATTTGCTAATAATGAGTCAAATATTTCCTCAACATCAATATATGTTTTAACAAATTCTTCTATTTCGGGAGGTACTTGGGCATTTGGAACACCTATTGTTTCTATATTAAATGGATTTTGTTTTAAATTAATTACAAATAATTTATCCCCCTCAATAATAGATTCATACTTTTTATCTAATTTTTTAAATTTAAGTAAGTCATTATAACGAACTGCGGCTTTTGTATTAAAAGGAGCTTTTAATTTAAATCGACTAAATATTTCTCCAGTATTTGCTTTAATTTGATAATTTGTTATTTGTTTTACTCCTGTGGGTTTGCCTAGTACTTTAGGATCTAATGTTCTAAGTGATTTATAAAAATCAACTATTGAGTTATCTATTTCAGTTTTGTCTTTACCAAATAAAACATTCTTAATAAAATCTTCACCAAACTTTTTAAATAATTTATTCATATTAGACTTCATTAATTCAAGTCCTTTCATGTCTAATTCATCAACTGGTACTCCTTCTTTATTAGTAACGTACATTGCATAACGACGTTTACCTGTAGTTAATACTCCAGCACATATTACTTCTTGTTTTAATTGGAAGTGATGAGTATCGGGTTTAATATTAAATAAACGTTTACTTAACTCATTCAAATAAAAATTAGCATCGTTTTGGATTTCTTGAGCTAATGTTAGTATAAGATTATTTTTTTCTTCAGGTTTAAAATTTGGGTATCTAAATTTAAGTAAATCACCTAATACAATGTAAAGTGAATCTGTGTCTGAAATGCAAATGTTTTGTTTTTTTTCTTTTATTTCAGTATTAATTCTATCATTTACAAATATAATAGATTCTTGTGTTAATCTTTGTCCTGAGTTTGTGATAGCAGCGCTGCAAATTAGATGTCCATCTGTGTATCTCCAACCATTTTTAGCAAATGTACCATACATTGCGTTTTGTAAGATCTTAAATGAGTGTTGAAATAAATCATATAATTTATAATTTGCCCAATCCTCTGCTTTACCTGCTGTTTTCTTTAGTCCTCTATAATGTTCTCGTTTTTCAAACCAACCTGCTAAAATAGTTGACACAACACTTTTTTCATTAGTATCAAATATAGCTCCAGAAGCAGCAATTGTGTAATCATTTTGTTCAATTAAATCAATTACATCTTTTAATTTTACTTGTGCTGCTTTTAAAGTATAATTCTTTTTATTTAATTTTTCAATTACAATTAGTTCTTCAGGATCTCTTTCTTTAAGTTTTTCTAATGAATGGTTTTGTTCATAAGTTGGATTATCTTCTACTTTAATCCTACCTATTAGTGTTTCAATACCTAAATTAAGTGATTTAATAATAGATGGGTATAGTGATGTAAAGTCTAAATCAATAACATCAAAATATAAACCTGGTATTGGTTCAAGTAAATACCCGCCAGCATAAGATATATTCACCGCTTTTAAAGCGGGATTATGAGTAGTTGGCTTATTTGGTGATATTATACCTTCTCGTTTTAAATGCTTTAATATCGCACCTTCATTCATAACTGTATTGTAATATACACTTTCATAAGGTATATTACAAATATGAGAGATCATTATTGTTAATTCGATAAATTTTAATTTTTCTTCTAATTTCTCAATAATTTCAACATCACGTAAGTTATAATCTATAAAACGATTTATGTCGTTTTTAAATAAAGTATTTAAATTACCTTCATATTCTACTTTACCTAAATTAACATATTTAGTTCCTATATCTCCTAATTTATATGATGGTTCTTCCTTCATAATATATTTTTTATGAAGTAACATATAATCTAAATGATTTATTCCTCCTATAGTCACTTGTAAAGCACCTGCAAATTCTCTAAAACTTACTTTTCTAATAGGAGACATTCTGTTTATTTCCTCTTCACCCAATATTTGTTTAATTCTAAAGTACATATATGGGATATCAAAGTAAGCTGAGTTATATCCTGCTACTATTGTTGGATCTAATTCTTCCCATTTGTCTAAGAACTTTTTAACTAATTCTTTTTCTGAGTGGCAAGGAATAATATGTTTACCATCTTGAATTGTTTCTTGTATTTCTTTACTTTTATCTACAATAAAGCAAATATATTGTTTAGTGGTAACATCTCTTAAAGCAATAGATGTAATAGGCATAGGAGCTGCTTTAATATATTCCGGTGTTAAAGCACCTCCCATCTCAATCTCAATATCTAAATAAACAATGTTATGCCAAGAAGGCACAACATCATCTAATTTATAATATAATTCTCGTAATACAACCAATGATTTATCAATGTCCTTTTCTAGTAAATTAGGATCATCTTTGTCTAATTTTTTAGTAGGAACAGCCCACCCTCCAGTTAAAACAGGTTGAGCATTTTCTTGCCATTTATCAACACGTTTCCAATAAGTTGGTTGGTACTGAAATTCAGACCATCCTAATTTATCGTCTCTTAGGTGATAAGTGTAAGTACTAAAATCGTAGTAAATTGCTTGATACAAGTTTATTTTATTTTAAATTTTTATAATATTAAATATACGAATTAAATTTTATATTTCCAAATGAATCCTCCAGCAGATTTAGCTCTTTTTTTCAAGGTATTACATATGCTTGCTTTTTTTATATTTAAAGAAACAGAAGCTTCCAAAATAGAAGACCATTCTTTAATAAAATTATCTACCAAATCATATTGGTTAATTGGAGTAAAATTATTCTTCCAATAAATTGGAGGATTTATTTTTTTAGGATAATTCTCAGTTTTATATCTCCATAAACTATTATATGCTGATGGGATTTTTCTTTTTAAACATTGGGTAACTGCAGTTCCATTAGAAAGATTATTTATTTCTGCATATTGTTTTCCTGAGTTCCATTCTCTAATAAAATTTCCATTTATATCATATTGGATAATAGGGATGCTTTTTATATTTTTAAGTTTTTGGATTTTTTCTTTAGAAGCTTTAGTTGAACCTCCACCCCCATTATTTTTATTATCTAATTTAAAACCCCAAGATTTAAACAAACTAACATAATGTTTTTCCCAAAATAACCATTCTTTATTTTTTATTTTATCTATTTTAACCATTTTAATGTTTTCCCCATACGTTTTTTTATGAGCAAATAGTCGTGAATAACAATTTTTACTTTTACCTACATAAAAAGGTATATCTTCATGATTGTAAGTAAGATAATATATATCAGTCATTTTATTATAAATATATGACTTTTACAAATATCTACTAATTTAATAAATGTTTTGATACATACCTTTAGTATAAAAAAGAGAGCTTGGTTTTCCAAGCTCTTTATTTAAAAATTTATAAAAAAAGATGTAAATCATCATAAAAGGCAGAGTTTAAACTATCATAGTCTTTCTTTTTATTAAATTTTTCTAATGGAGATCCACTCATTATATCTTTATTCATTCTGTCTATTATTTGATTTTGTTGTTCTAAAGACATATTATTCCACTTTTGTTTATCAAGAGGATACTTAGTTTCATTTAATACTTTATTTATTTCTTCCTTAATAATTTGACGTAATTCAGATTTTTTCATAATTCAATATTTGTTATACATATGTTATTAAAAGAATTTCTTTAAATTTGGTTTAAAATAATTTATTGATTTCATTACTTTCATATCATCTCTATATACAATCCACTTATTTCCTATTTTTTTATAATGACATGGACGACCTTGTTCAGTAGAACGTTTAATAACTGTTAAACGTGCTTCTTCTTCAGTTTTACATACTTTAGATAAATTAGATGCTTGTACTTCAGCATAACCTTCTTCAATTTTATCTTTCAAACCAAATGCTAAAGCTCCATTTCCTAATCCTACATAAGTAATATCTAAAATAGCATCAAGTACTCCTACAATATCATTTTCTTCTACTGCTTGTTTTAATTCATCAAGTTCTTCTTGAATAAAATTGATTACAAAATCAGCATCTGCTTTATCAATTGTTGGGGTGGTTCTATTTTGCCATTCTTTACCCATTACAATGTTAAACTCCTCTACTTCGGAGATAAACGGTACGTGTTTTTTTTCCATGTTTATATATTTGTTAATATTAAATAAGATAGTTTATATCCTGCAAATGCTCCTAGAGCAGATGGAATTGGAAATACAATTAATCGTCCCAGTGATGTTACGTATTTAGGTCTATTAACTATTTTACCCATAAAAAAGTAATATGCTAGGTAACCTAATAAAACAGCTAGATCTGTTTTAGTTGCAATGAATACAACTAGTGTTGCTCCTATGAAACCAAAAGTAAAATTGTCTCTTACACCTTCCCATATTTCATAGGCTGATGCATCTTTGTATTCTTTAATTATCTTTTTGTATCTTGCCATCTTGTTTTGTTTCTTCATCAAATAAGTCTTCACCCTTATAGTCTGGGTGTTTCTCATGCATGTAACTTATTCCAGTGACCCACAATATAGTACCTATTGTAGCTGCTAAAGATATTATAAGATATATCATTGTTCTATTTTTACTTGGTTTGTATCAGGTTTTATTTTTTCTACCCAATGAATTTTTTCTACTTTAATTGTATCGTAATAAGGTACTTCTACTTTTACTTTAATTGTATCGTAATATTTCTCTGGTATTTCTACAGGTAATGATTCTATTTTATACGAACTTAAAGTAATAATTGCTATTACAGATAATGGAGTTAATATAATAAATAATCCTGAGTAAAACAAGCTATTAAATTTTTTCATGAACCAAATTTTTATAAATGTTAGATAATGAATGTTTTACATTTGAACGTATTTCGTTTTCCATTTTTTCTCTGCGTTTTTCTACTTCAATATCAAATAGATTTGATATTCTATCATACGTTTTATCCCAAATATTAATATTATAACTATATTGATGATTTACAATTGTAAGTTGTTTTAATTCAATAATAATAAATAATTGACTATCATAACTTTCAATATATCTTTTACCTGATATAGGAGAAATGAGTAATGTACTATCTTCTTGATGTATTAGTTCTTTACAAATAGCCATACTCTCTTTTTCATATTCATCAAGAGATATATCTGGTTTTGGGTTTACTACTTTAAATAATTTAAGAGCAGTCTTTTGACAAAATCTTTTTAGTTTATGTTTCATAACCTTTTCTTTATTTAAATATAATAAACTTAATTAAGGAAGCCTAATTTGATAAAGGTGCTTTAATACTTGGATGTGATTGATAGTTCTCTAATTGGAAATTTATTTGACCATTAATCGCCACATCAAATCCTTTATGTTCCATATTTGCTAAAAATATAGGATTAAAGTTTAGTGTTGGTAGTTCAAATGGTTCTCTACCAATCTGTTCCTTAGCCTGCTCAATATGATTTGAATAAAGGTGTACGTCTCCAAGATTCCCAATCAATTCATCAGGAACCATATTGACCTCTTTAGCTATGATTTCTAATAGCAAGCCATAAGAAGCTATGTTGAATGGTAAGCCTAAGAACGTATCTACTGATCGTTGATTCCACATTAAAGAGATTGATCGTTTAGGCACTCCAGTCTCATCACATACTTTATGCATTTCAATATCTGTATCAACTGTTTCATAGTTATCTTCTTTGATCATATCATATAGCTTTGTACTTCCGTTAGAAGCTAATGCTGTCCTTTCTTTGGCACTCAACTCTCTAGTATAAACTTGAAATCCATAATGACAAGGTGGTAAGACCATATGGTCTAATTCACCTACATTCCAAGCATTAACCATTAAGCGTCTTGAGTCTGGATTTGTTTTAAGGTCGTTGATTAGAATAGATATTTGATCAATTGGTGGTACCAGTTCCATAGTATATGGATCTATTAAGTTTATTTTCCAACTTCTCCATTGCTTACCATAAATTGGACCTAACTCACCCCACTTCTTAGCAAATTCATCATCTGTTTTTATCCTTTTAATGAACTCATCTATAGTATCAGGCCAATTACCTTTATACTCATTAGTTTTACTGATGTAATTCTTAAAGGCATCACCATTCCAAACATTACATCCATTATCAACTAAGTACTTAATATTAGTATCTCCTCTTAAAAACCATAGCAACTCAGTCGTTATTGTCTTAAACGCCATCTTTTTAGTTGTGAGTAACGGAAAGCCATCACTCATCTTATGACGTATCTGTCTTCCAAATACTGATATTGTTCCAGTTCCTGTTCTGTCGGACTTGGTTACTCCATTATCTAAAATGTCTTGGAGTAGTGCTTGATAATCTTTGTCTAATTTGTTCATAATTTTAATCCCACCAATAAGTAATACGTTCACCTAATAACTTAAATAATAGTTTGTGTGCTTTTTCTTGATTGTAATGAGCAACATACAAACAAAGTAAACCTTTGTCAGTGGCTGTCCTCATATCCTTTTTCATAACAGCTCGTACTGAATTAGGATATTTTTTTAAGAAAGCGTCATAATTTTCACTAGTAATTGTTTCTTCCATTGTATAGGTATCTTCACCTTTGTACTGATCTCCTGTAGCAATAAAATCAAACTTTGAGTCTACATAATCTATGTACTCGATAGCATAGTATTCTTGTTGTACCCGTTCAATAAGATTAAGAACGTTGGTCATATCTCTATTGTCTACTTCAATACGTGTATGGCGATTACTCTTTACAAGATACTCTCTTTGGAGTTCAATTTTATGCTTTAAGATTTCAAAAACATAAGTATCATCCCAATGTCTATCTTTCCAGATAACTGGGATCCAGTCTATTAAGCTTTTAATACCTCTAGTAAAGTTTAAAAACCATATTGGTGAATAACTCCTCCAAGTTTTTCTATCCCAAGCACTATCCTTTGGTATTGGGAGTTGTTTATATGTTTTGATATTGTCCATAACTATGAGTTTAATAGTACTGATAAATAAATTCCTAAATAAGATCCAACTACGGAACCTAGTACATAACCTATCCATTGATGAAGAGCATCACCACTTTGAGCAATCTTTCTAATCACAAAAAAGTTCATTGATGCAATTAAAAAGTCAGTTAATGCTGCTTCATGATAATGGGCCTCAGCTACTGCTCTAAAATTCATACATAAAACTGAGTATGATACTATTTGTATTATACCAAGTATTGATGCTTCTTTAATTTTATTAATCATTGATAATTGAGATTTTTATAGTTTTAGCATCTTTTTTCATAAGTTGGATTAAGAGAGTATTATCTACTAAAAATATTAACGGATCTCCTAAAGGTGCTACTTGATATAATTTTATTTCATCTCCAATTCTCATACCTACATCTGTAAGTGTATTTTGAATGTTAGGATTTAAAAAAGAAACTATACGCGCGCGGGTCTTAAAGGAGATATCCGCTAATGTAATCATTTTTTAAAACTTAGTACCATTCATTTCAATAGCATGTAAAAACTCTTCACGAATCATATTATTTTTTTCCATAAACACACCACTAAATTTATTTGTAGTCATTACAGAAGGATGTTTAATTCCTCTATGTGAACAACAAGTATGTTTACAAGCAATACTTACTGCTACTGACTCACATTCCATTTTTCCAGCAATATAATCATGAACTTGTTGTGTTAATGATTCTTGCATTTGTGGTCTACGAGCAAACCATTCTACAATACGATTTAGTTTTGATAAACCAATTACTTTTTCTCCAGGCACATAAGCTACAGTAGCAAATCCTGTAAATGCTAAATTATGGTGAGCACACATACTAGTAATAGGAATACCTGATTGAATTACTAATCCGTCATAATTTTCATCATTTGGAAAGGTAGTGATATTTGGTTCGTTTGATACTGATCCTACAATTAGATCTTTTAACCATGCTTTTGCTACTCGACGTGGAGTATCTTCTGTTTGTTTATCTGCTGTAAAGTCAAAACCTACTGCTTCTAAAAAACGCCCATAATGTAATTCAGCTTCACTAATCATTTGCTCTATTTCTTCAGGAGTACGAGCTATACTACCATTTGATTTTTTTAATAACTCCATTTTTTATTTTTATTAAATATAAGTATTTTATTTTTAAAAGCCTAACTTTATACTCCTCGTTTATCATTATAAGCTACAATATGAGCTCTTCCTGTAAAGTTATATCCTCTCTTAATACATTCTTCCATTACATAAGGATAATTAGGTTGTAGTTTATCTAAAGTATCTCCTGCTGGCATAACCCATACTTTATTATTAGGTCTGTTATGTATTTTAATAAACTCTTCAATCTCATTCCATACTTCAGGTTCGTTTCTATCTACTACTGGTTTAAAATGATAATCTGAATGATAGTTAAGTAAATTACTTATAGCATCATGATTCATTCTAAATTTATTATGTTGTTTAATCATTCTTTCATCAGTAAGAGATCCATTTGGGGTTGGTACACCTATTTTAGGTAATGAATTTTTAAATTTAGGAGATAAAGATATTAAATCTATTTTATAATTTGTTTCAATGTGATGACTACCTTCAGTTTCAATAGTAACGTACATTCCTCTCATACGTTTAGCCATGTTAACTAATTCATCAACTAACTCAGGATGCATGGTTGGAGAACCACCTGATATCATTAAATGATTGATTTGAGGATTGGCTTCAAATAAATCAAAAATATCATTAAGAGTCCAAGTACCTTTCTCTGGATGAA